CAATCGCCAAGTCAGATGGTGACTGGTATTGCCAGAAACACGAACGAAGTGCCAGAGAACTGTGTAACTTTTACGAGCTTTATGAACCGTTGCCGAAGGGAAGCTGACATGAAGTATGAAGAGTTGGAAAATAAATTTGTAACATTACACAAAAAACGTTCCGAAGTTATGAAAGACATCGAGCATAACGAGAACGAAATCAACTCTATACTAGAGCGCATTTCGAGAAGCAATCTTGAGAAGGATGACTTTGCAAAAGCCAATGATAAACGTAAGCATCTTCGCAAGGAGACTGTGGAACTTAACCACAAGAAGCGAGAGCTTGAGGCACAGATACAACTAATAAAAATGAGAATGAAAAATGAGTAAGAAAAAATTTAATCGCACTTCGTTTTTGGGTACAGCAGACCAGCTTATCAATAGTGATAGAGCTAAAGTGTATGGGCCAGCAAAGAAAAACCATGAGGACATTGCTAAGATTTGGTCTGTGATTCTTGGTAAAGAGATAACAGCCGAGCAAGTTGTTATGTGTATGATGGGTTTAAAGATTTCACGGCTTATAAAAACACCAGAGCATGCAGATTCATGGGTGGACTTGTGTGCTTAGGGAGCTATTGGAGGAGAAATAACAAATGAAAGTAATAGTGGAAAGCCCGTACAAAGGGCAAAACGAGGCAGACCGAAAAAAAAATAGAGAGTTCGCACGTAAGTGTATGCTTGATTCATTAAAAAAGGGCGAGAGCCCTTTTTTATCTCACCTACTCTACACGCAAGTGCTAGACGAAGACGTAGAGTCAGAAAGACAAATAGGATTAGATGCTGCATTTAAGTGGTATGATGTTGCAGATTATGTGGTCGTCTATACAGACAGAGGTATATCGAAAGGGATGAAGCAAGGCATAAAGGTAGCTAGAGATTTGAACAAGACTGTTGAGTACAGGTCTTTCAAATGAAGGAAGTAATTGTTTACAGCTTGTGGTTGCTGATTGTTCCAGACGTTGAGTCGTCGGAAGTAAAACTACACAGACTAGAGTTTACTAGCCATGCAAGTTGTTTGGTTATGGCTAACTTACTTGAACAAAAGAGAGACCCCATTGTACAGAAGAAGCAATGCCGAAGGGTCATCAAGTATCCAGCAGACTAAAACAATAATAATAAGTAGTTTATTTACAAACCTGTTATGAGCTGAGTTCAAAGTGTGGAGCGTCAATGAAAGGACGTCTGCCTTGTGACCTACGTAAATCTACGTAAGCGTTCATAGCTTCTTCCATTGTCCCATCCCATTCTCGAATATCTGGTATTTGCCACGCAGCACCCCAACGTACTCCAACTCCTTCGTCTTGGGCTGCTTGTTTCATTGCGTCTGCAATGTCGTCATACAAATTTAATTCCCAGGAACCTCGTGAACCAATGTAACACATTAAGTCTACAGCGTTGCCAGTAAGGTGGTGTGATTTCATCGTCTTGGATGCACCTTTTGCTACCAGCTCCTCTTGTTCTTCTTGAGTTCGCAGACCACAAATAACTCCGAAGTCAATTTTTGTAAGGGTTATGGCTTTCATAACAACAAGTTTCATGCTGTCATTCACGCCTTCAAGCTTGCCGAGGCTTCGCTCTGATAATTTAAATGTCATTTGATTCCTTTCGTATCAGTTTTTTTCATCTTGTCATAGCTCCTCATTCCACCAATTCCGAGCATGCCAAACATCAATGGCATCATTACGGACATGTCTGCTTGTGGTATCATAATGCCAAAGCCAGCGCAAATCGGTGCGACCATGTAATTGATTCCAAGGGATAAGCCAGAAATCCAGCCAATCAAGGGTCGCCAAGACGACTGAAACCAGTTGCCTTTAGCGTCTTCTTTTAAAACTTCTATCTGAGCCAGTGCTAATTCTTGCCCGTGACGTTCTGCCATCGTGCTTAATTCAAAAGCAATTTTATTCTTCTGGTCTTTGTCCTCTATAAATTTATCTAGTAGCCCTGTTACTGGGCCAATCAGTGCTTGTATCATTTTCTTGCCATCCATGCTGTTGTTCCCATATATGCGCCGACTATTCCAGCGCCTGATATATAGAATAGGTTACTAATATCCGCTAGAGCTTGTACTCGCTCTATTGGTACGAAAAACATTGCAGCAGTAAATGCACCCATAGCAATCAGTGTGAACCTAGCCATGCGTAACTGTGCTAAATTTTTTCGTAAACTCGTCTCGGTTTCTTTTATAGTCTTTACGTGAGCAAGTTCTTCATCACTCACAATGCCATCACCATCTTCATCATATTCTGCATACTTAGATTCTACTTGTAGTTTTTTTTGGTTCATCGCTTCGCCTTTAGTTCGTCTAGGCTTTTTGTTTTCTTGCCTCCGTCATACTCCCAGGCGTAACCACGATAGACCATTTCTTCATTTAAGTTCGTCTGTCCTATGTAAATCCACCCCAACATTCTACCATACTTGCCGTCTTTTTCTGTCTTAACTCTGAGACCTGAAGGCTCGCCGTCAGCAAGACGTCTTGTAAGAAATGCTTTTGCTTCGAGCCCCATCTGCTTTTCATCGAGGTCACGTGTTCTGCTTTCTGGTGCGTCGATACCAGCAAGACGTACACGTTCTTTCTTTGTAAGGCTGAACCCAAGGTCTATCACCATGTCGACAGTATCGCCATCAACTACTTTGGTTATTTCTTTTATGGCGTACTCGTACATTATTTAGTGATGCTCCTTAAATAAGACTTGGAACCGTCATCAGATTCACCAGCAACTGCATCAACGATAGCTTCTTTAGCTGCTCTGTTACCACCGACAACTGGTATCCTGTTGGCAATTTCTCTGACTGCTTGTCTTGATTTACCGCTTCCTTCTTCTGCTCCGATACCAGCAAAAACATTAGCTGCTGAGTTGCCAAGACCAAACGTTGGGCCGAGTAATGTTCCCCACATTCTTTCTCGTCCGTAAGCTCCGTTGTCTATTTGCTCAACTGCTGTGTGCATCATGTCTCCAATAAGACCAAGACCACCCATTACAATTAAACCTTCAACATACCAGCCAAGGAAGTTGTCTTCATCTCCGTGTACTTTCTTGTCAAAGCCTAGAGATTTAAGAATGTTTCTCTTTCTAACCTCTGGGCTTCTACCATCATCGCCACCACGTGACTGCAAAATATCTTTTGCTGCTAATGTTCCCATACCAAATGTTGGGCCAAGAGCTGCGAAAGCTAACAGTGGGCCAAAGTTTCCAGAGTTTGCTTCCTTCAAGACGTGTCCTGTAAGACGTGTCATCATCAGCGGGAATGACTTGAGCTGAAATACAACTGCACCTATTGGTGTCTGAGCCCACATTGGCACGTCGTCTGCATTAGGTTGGAAGATAGAATCATCAGCGAATCTAATCATAGCCATCTTAACATGCTTGTCTTGCAAGACGTTTTTATCGCCAAGAGATTTTGGATTTACTTCTGCCCCAGGCAAATACATCTCAAGACCATACATCTTCAAAGCTCTGTGTGCAGTTTTGTATGATGCTGGTTGCTGTGCGTAAGGCACACCTTCCTTGAAGTTGTTAAATGCTTTCGTCTGCATAGCTTGGAAATAGTTGTAACCAGTTGCTGCTGCTATCTGTCTGTTCATATCAGTCCAGTCTGTAAGCAACGTGGCATTGAAGAAAGCATGTGATGCCTTGCCATCAGGTGCGCCATACAGATGAATCATTCTTTCGTGAATGATGTTCTCCATAGCAACGCCTGTGTTTCTAATCGCTTGCCTCATCTCAGAGTCTCTTAAACTATACATGCCTTTCATCCAAGACTTCATGCTTCCAGAACGAATGACTGGAAGTACCAAGTCACCAAGTGATGTAAGAGTTGTGTATGAAAGCAACGTAATGTTGTTAAAGAATCTTACATTCCTTGAGGCTGTTTGTATTGCTTTGCCTCCCATAGTTGTTAGAGGCTTCTTCATAACAGGCTTCAAAGAACGCTCGATAAAGTCATAGTCTTGTGGTTGCAACACTCCTGTTTTGCCTTTGAAGTCATCAAGAGCATGCACGATTGCATCAGCACGTCTCTTATATGTCTGGTTCATTTTGCCAGTGCGTGGGTCTATTGGGGCTACTGCATATATAAGTTGTCTTGCAGCTGGAGCGCCAGCACCATTGTGTGTGTTCACTAACTGCTCTGCAAATCTAAGAGCTTCAGCATCACTGTTTGCAAACGGCATACGTATTACGTCTTGCAAAGTAAATGTTTCCATCATGCCAGATGCGTTTGTTGCACTCCTGTCAAACCTAAACTGTTTGTTTGTTGATAGAAGTTTTGCAATTCCTTGCACACCTTCTTCGGCTACTTGCATGTAATCGTAAACAGCGTGGCTATTAATACCAAGCTCGTCCACATGGGTCATCTTTCTTGAGCTACCCTCAAAGTATTTAACAAGCAACGCATCGAGGTCGCTCTCTAAATACTTTTCTAGGTCTCGAAGCTCATCAATAAACTCTGGTTTATCAAGCTCAAGAACCCTTGAGTAATCAACGTTGTCAAATGTTGGGCTCCTTGTTGTGCCTTTTACTGGAATAAATGTTCCGTCTGCACCATCCTCATCATCTACAAGCTTTATCATAACGCCTTCAGCAAAGTCTTTTGCTTCTGCGTCTGTAGGTGTTCTGCCATTTAGAAGTGCGTCTTTGTTGTAGTATCGTTGTAGAACTTCGAGAAACTTATCTCTGTCTTTGCCAATAGCTTTTGCGTTCCAAACTTGTGGGAAATAGTTTTGTCTATAACCAACCATCAAGCCAGCATCTAACATGGCTTGTCTTTCTGCTTCAAAGGCACTTCTAATTTGCCTGTAAACAACACGTTCTTGGTCGGTAAGAGCTGTTTCTTGACGGCTTCCATCCCCGTAACGTAAAGCTTTTACAATCTTAGAATGTGATTTTGGTTGCTCTGCAATCTTGTCTGTGACTGTTGTCCCAACATTTACAGACTTCTTAAAATATCTTTTCAGGCTTCCATCAGAGTCAGGCAAACCTCTCATTGCCTTCTGTATTGGAAAGTATATGCCAGCAAAGCGTTGGTTCAAATTAGGGAAATGGTTTTCATACCAGTCGCCTAGCCACCTAGCACCCATATCTCTCAAGTTGTTAGACTGTGATTTAAGGAACCCAACAGGGCTAGACTTTCTAATTGTTTCTTCTTCGGCTGGTGTAAGCGTTCTCTTTCTCATAAGAGACATAAGAGCGCCAACATAGTTTGGGTCACCGCCAGCTGATTCTAGTAGCTCTCCAAACTCACCGACAGGAATGTCATTTATGCTGTTGAAGTCTCCGTCTTGAAGACCGCTTGCCATGCTTCCGACAGCACCTTTTGGAATTGGGTTGCCTGTGGTTTGTGCATAGATGCCATATTCCATATCGTTAAACTCATCTGCGTCGATGTGTTTAATTTGATTTGAGTTAAACAAAACAGCTGTTTCATGTTGAATACTTGAAGCGCCATAAGTCCTATTGGTTTGAACGAACTCATCCCCATCATTCAAACTATTTCTGTGTGTAGTTAAGAGACCATCGTATCCCATCTCTTGTAACATATTGTTAAATTCTGCTTGAGCGCCTGTCTTACTTCTGCCACCGAAGCGAACAAAAGCATCAATAACAGAATTATAAATATCTTCTCCACTTCTTGGGCCAAATGCTCTGCCATCTACGCCACGCATGCTAAGAGAAGAAATCATCTCTGCTGGCACGTCTTCTTCGTTAAACTTTGCCATGATAGCTTGCAAGAACGGGTCGTCTTCAGACTGATATATACTTGTTGCTCTGAAGTCTGCTGGGCTATCTAGTTTTATAACTGTAGGCAAGACATCAGACTCAAACTCCATGCCATTATTTTTCATGTTTGCTACTAAACCACGCTCAACCTGTATGAGTTCGTCTAGCTGTTCTTTAACGATAACCCTCTCGTCTGCAATCTCCCGCTGCAAGTAAGCATCTGGCTGCAAAGACGCATACTGTCGTCTTAGCTTTCCAATGTCTCGTCTTACTTGTGTAAGTTCAAAAGCATCCCAGTGCAAATCTTCTTTAATAATGTCTGATAGGTTTGATTCATCTATTGCATCAACCATTGCATTGAACGTTGGTGTCCTTGCATACATCTGTGATGCAACAAAAGGATTCTCTGTTACGTAAATGCCAGGGCCGTACAATCCTATATCAGACGGACGCATCTGCACGTTTGGATTGTTTGATTTCTTTAATTTGTTGCCACGTGGTGTACCATGATAAAAGAACAATGGCATTTGATTGGGTTCATCAAACCCGTATCCGCCTTTTACAAACCTAAGAATCTTTGTCTTCTTGTCTT